TAATAATTTTGAGAGGTCATATACTTTGTGTTTAGATTTTTTTTTTCCATTTTATTATATTGACGATATATCTTTATATGGTTTTATCTACATTATATTTCAAATCAATTTTATAAAATATTTTGGAAATTTCTAATTTATCAATTCAAGACTTTGAATAAATTGAAAAACAGGTAATAGTTTTTTAATCTCTTTCTTATATTCCTTAACTAATTCAATGTCTTCTACTTTGATATTAAGATTATAATTTTTCGCCCAAAAGTTTATAAACTTCTGTTCTCTATCATATTTTTTACGACATTCCTTTTGTTCTTCGGGTGTAGTCCAATTATACTTGCGAATATTCGGCATATCTATATATATATGTGAGATATTTTTTATATGCTTTTATTCTAATATATAAATTACATATCTATGAAGGTAAGTTTTAATACAACTTCACAAGGAAGCAACTGTGCTGGATTAATATTATCAGCACTTCTTAATGAAGGTATTGAAGTAGCGTCTGCTGGGTCGTCTGTATAATACATTCTCTCAATATGTATTTGACTTGGTAATTGATTACATACAAAACTCAAACTATCATTTTGATTGAAAAATCCTGAGTTAGTGCTTTCGCTTTGTGTTCCATTAGTATTTACTAAACTCATAGTGCCTAATATCATACCCCCGCCTCCTGTTAATGTATCTTCGCCTTCCTGTATAATATTACTTCTAATAACTAATTGAGGAATATTATTTGGAATAATTCTTTCAGTAGCATTAACTGCTCCCGCATTAAGAGTTTGTTGAGTAATCTGCGACCAACCTGAGATTACTTCAACTAAACAGCGACCTAAGTTTATTAAGTCTTGGTCTAAATTAAATTTAAATCCTGCTTTATCTGTATCAATAGTAATTTTTGGATTGCTTGTAGCATTATTCAATCTTAGTATTTTAACATTAGACATTTATATTATATTATAATATAATATTTTTATTATTAAATTATAATTCAAAAAAAAATATTATATTAATCTTCCTTTTTCTTTAAAGCATATTCAAGTGAATTTTCATCTTTAATCTTTTGAAGTTCTTTATCAACCACAGATAAATGATTATCTCTCTTCTTCTCTTCTAAATATTCCTCTTTACTCATAGTCTTTACTGTATCATAATACATTTTCTTTGCTAAAATTTCAGTCATTACAGACGGATATTCCTGATAGTTCTTATTTACAATTTCATTTAAAAATCTAATTAATGAAATCTTATCGCTGTCCTCAACCCAACTATCATCTATTTCAAAGTTTTCTTCACTATCCTTATATCTATCTATTAGTTCTTGCCTATAATCTATATCAGGGTCATATTTATCAGCACTATTTAATTCATAGGGAGTAAATGGTTGTAAATCTTTTTCTTTATTTATTGGTTCAATAGAATTTTCTTCGTTTTCTATTTCCATTATAATATATTAAAACATTTTTTTTTTAAATAAATAAACTAATCTAAAATTGATTTCATATTTAATGTAGTTAATGCCTAACTACAATGATGCCGTAATATATAAAATATGTTGTGATGATATTGATATTAAAAATGTTTATATAGGTTCAACTTGTAAATTTATAGATAGAAAAAGAACTCATAAAAATGCGTGTAATAATAAAGCAAATAGAGACTATGATAGATATGTATATAGATTTATTCGTGAAAATGGCGGTTGGAAAAATTGGACTGTTTCAATAGTGGATTACACCCCGTGTAATTCAGGATTAGAATTATTAAGGATAGAACGAAAATATATTGAAAAAATTGATAAAGATTTATCATTAAATATACAATTACCTACAAGAACACCAGCAGAATATCTACTTGATAATTATAACCATATACAACAAAAAAAGAAAGAATATAAACTTGATAATTATGAATATTTACAACAAAAGAATAAAGAATACTATGAAAAAAATAAAACTACAATAAATGAAAAAAGAACAACAAAAGAATTTAAACAAAAAAGAAATGAAGATTTGAGAAAAAAAGTTAAATGTGATAATTGTGGGTTTATGTCTAACAAATCTAACTTAATACGACATAAAACAAGTAAAAGGTGTATGGAATTTAAATCTATTTAGAATGAGCGTTCAACAAGACCATTGACATTTAATACCCAAACACAATCGTAAAGGCAGAATGTAGTAGCGTCCTGTGCGTCAGGAGCATTAGCACCGAAATCTATTTCAATTGTTGAAGGAGCAGAAGAACCTGCGGTGTTAAGACCTAAATTTACAAGGCGGTCATCACTGAAACGGACAAGGGAAATACATAATGAACCACAAGCAGGATTAGCAGAACCATCCTGTGTAGCGGTTTTAACAAATGTATCTCTCCTTACAGCAGTTGTTTTAGAGTGTGTATGTCCGTGAGGAGCAAGTGCTTTTGATGCCTCCATATAAACTCTTGAAACATTAAATCCTTGTGATGCTTCAACATTATTAATATCAATTTGGTCTTGTGGATACTGACTTCCCATCAGGCGATAGACATAACCTACCACATTAGTAATGTTAGTATCAGTTAATATATTAGACCTCATCAAATTCATATTAGCAGAAGGTCGCATAAGAGTAATCATAGAGTTTAATGACCTGTATGAAGCATTTAACTGTAAAGACTGTTTAGAAGCAATATTAGCAACGGTATTTATGATTGTTCCTACTGACTGCCCCACCCACATAGTAGGGGAAGATTGTATTTGACGAGTATAAGCACTCATTACACCTTCATCAAGAATTTGATAAACAGGAGCATAGAAACGGCATTCACTAACTGAATAATCAGTCGTTAGTTTATCATTATTACCAACACCCGCACCACCAATAGCAAGGAATGCCTGAATTCCCGAAGCAAGGGTTATTTCAATAGTGAATTGAGGAAGACCCTGAGGAAGTGCTTTGTTGAAATAAGAGTTTAAGAAACCTCCTTTTAGTTTTAAAGCAAGAACAGTATTTCTGCGGTTTGCTCCACCAGCAACAGCGAATTGATGACCTTGTGCCGACCAATTAATAGCAGGGTCGCTTCCACCATTTACAGCATTTTGGTATGTAATATCTTCTACACCTGAATTCCAAATTTGGTCGTATAAATGATATAGATTGTATCGGTCTATTGTTTCCACTTTGCCCGAAGCACCAGCAACGGAAATTTCAAGTTTATCAATTATAGAGGCGACATTACCATCAAGTCTGTAAGTATCAGTTCCAGCAGTATCAGTTATATTACTTGTAAGATTTAAATATAAATAAGATTTTGAAGTATCTAAAAATCCATCTGCCTGAACTGGAATAAGGATTTTGTTATTGCTATTAGAACCATACGAGGAACTTGTAGCGTCAAATCTGCTTAATCTCGTGCGTGAAGGTATAGCATCCGAACCAGTTATTGAATATCTCATAGACATAGGGAGTGAGTTTTCCATTATATAATATTAATTAAGAAAATAATTTTAAATTTTTAATCTTATAACTTATTATATATTAATGAAAATTATTGAAAATGATAAATTAAATAAAATTCCATTAATAAGTCAAAATGTTGATAATGCTTCTAATGTTGCTTATAAAGTTAATCCTCCATTAGAAGCAATGAATGGATTTAGTTATATAGTTGGTTCAGCAGGTTCAGGAAAATCCAGTTTATTTCTTGCTATGTTATGTTCCCGACCTACTAAAAAGAAACCTAATGAACCCCGTTTCTATTATAAATACTTTGACCGTATATATTTATGTTCTAATTCTTTACAAAGTTTGCCTTTGGATAAATTAAATTTAAATGAAAATAGAATTCATAATAAATTTAGTGATGAAATATTAAATTCTATTATAGAAACTGAAAGAGAAGACGAAGAAAACAATAATTGTCTATTGGTGCTTGACGATTGTATAAAACAATTGAAGAAAAATAGTGATGAACTTTGTAAAGTTATATTGAATAGAAGACATATTTTAACAAATCCCGAAGGTGAAGGTTGTGCTGGATTATCTGTATTTATATTAAGTCAAAGATATAATGAATTACCTTTAACATTTCGTTGTAATACAAGTTCTATCTATTTGTTTAGAACAGATAATAGAAAAGAATTAGAATGTATTAAAGATGAACTAATGGCGGACTTAACAAAAGAACAACAGAATGAAGTATTAAAACTTGCTTGGAAAGATAAGTATAGTTTTCTATTAATATTAAATAACAAACCTACTAATGAAAGATATTATCAAAGGTTTAATAAAATAGTTATAGACCCTGTTGAAAAGGATTAATGTTATAAATATTATTAATATATTTTTTTTATTTGTATAAATATAAATGGAAAAAAAGAAAACCAAACCGATGTATAAACCAAAGAAAGATTTATCAGTTCTTCAAAAACGATTAATGAAGACCCATAAGAAATTTCATACTGAAAAACATATTAAGAAGATGAAAGAGTTAATGCTTAAAGGGCATTGCCTACAATCCGCTCACGACTTAGCAATGAAACAAATTGGAAAATAAAATATTGTATAAATTATATATATGGTTTATACTAATAAGCAAAAGTTTAACAAGAAATATGGTTTCAAATTAAATGAACCACATTCAATAAAAGAGATAAGTGATATAACTGGTTATGAATATAAAGGTCTAAAAACTATTTTTTTGAAAGGCGAAGGTGCTTATAATTCTAATCCACAGTCAGTAAGAAAAACTGTTAAAAGTCCTCAAC